CAAATTGATTCCAAGGGTCAATTTGATCATAGGTAGATGCTTGATGCTCTATCGTAATTCGTTTGTTTAATCTGCCAATGTCCATTATGACCCCATATTAATTCTGTATGGGTTTAATAAATAATTAGATGATTGGGGTCTCGCAAAAGATTGGTTGTTGCTTACTGTTTCTCTATTTTCATACCAATTGCCAAGCATTAACAAGATTGCGGCTTTTATGCTTGCGGGGCAAACAAACTCATCGTTATAGCCAGCGGTAAAAGAAACAGTTAACTCAGCAGTAGGCGGGGTGCTAGTAAAAACAAGCAACGAGGGCTTTTGATAGTTATCTACATAGTAAGTGGTCGATAACACGTTTTGAACCTCACCAGAGTCATTCTGATATGTTACGGACGCTATATCTGTAACGGGGTAAGTTTGCAAATTAATTTTATCATCTTCAGAATTAGTTTTTAATTTATAACTAGCTTGAGCAATAGTTGAATTAATATAATTTTCTGCACTTTCGCGCGAAGCACTAATTAAAGTTTGAACTAATGCATCATCAGGATGAGAAGCGGGAGACCCAAAGGTATCTAAACGCAGATGCAATTGCGCTTCAGCAAGCGTGACGGGTTCTGTTGTCGGCTGTACGGTTTTAATTAAATAACCCATTTTAGATATTCCAATATTGAGAAAGTTGTTCGTACACTTGAGCACCGCTAGGTCTCTCTTCCCATCTTGCTCTAAATATTCCCGTTGCCGTTGCACCGTCAGTATTAATTAATCGGATGTAAAAGGTTCCCGCCGCAAAGCCTTGTGGTGATTCCTCACTCGCCCCTGCTGGTGTCGCTTTGTTAGGGTTTGTGTCAGTAATGGTCTGAATCAAATCAACCACCGTACCACCCGTGTGTGTACCGCCTCGATTCATTGTAATTTGCGGCTCATAATCTGAAGCCGTTGACATTGTGTTAGTTTTAAATATAGGCAATGGGGTAGCAAACGTGCCGCCCTCTGTTCCGCCAACAATTAATTCTAAACGGATTTCAGATAAAAATATTTCAATAGAAAGCATTTGAACAATTGTATCTATTGGTGCAACGACTTTAATAACTTGAGTCGCGCCACTTGCAATGCTAAATTCGTAAAATGTACGCGCTTCACGCCCTGCAAAGAACCCTGTTTGACCAACGTCTACGCGTAAACGGGCGTAATCGCCATCACTATCCGTCATTAACTTAGCAGGTGGATAAGCCTCTACCCGTTCTGCGTGAGTTCCATCCTGTCGGTCAACCAACAATTTTCGTAAGTTTTGCCAGAATGGAAATACAACGTTGCTCATTTAGTCAGCCATGTCTTTGGTTTGCGACCACGCTTTTTATCAACTTCTTCTGTCTCAATTGATACTTCAGGTTCAATTGGGCGCTCATGCACAACTTTAGTTTGATAGCGCACCACATCGCCTCGCTCAAGATAAAAGTTAGCTTTGTGGTCAGGTATATCAACCACTTCATCTTTTATAAGTTTACCCAATTTATCATCAAGTATAACTTTGCTGTAACGGAAACTTTCATATTTACCTCATATTAAAAAAAGGGAGTCAGGCTTGTGACCCAACCCCCTTTAGTTTACTTCAAACACTCATCAGGCTGTGAAGTCGCCGTACAACAATGCGCTTGGGCGCTCAACACCCAAACCAAGACGCTCTTCAACACGAATAGTTACCAAGTTTTTGGTAAAGTCATCGTTAACGTAGCCCATCTCAACGGTAGCACCTTGGCGAACATAAAGTGCTGTTGAGTTAGCAATTGCACCGACTAAGAACTTGCCAGCTGCCATGTTGTTGCTGATAACAATACGCATACCGAATGGGTTCATCATGCCGTTAGAGCCAGGTGCGCCGTACAAGTACATGCCTGTGCCTGTGCCTTCACGAGTACGCTCCATTGCGCCCCAATCGGCAGGGTTGACAATCACGGTATCAGGTGTGTTACCTGTTGCCCATAATGCCCACTTAGCGCGATTGATAGCATCAACTAACAAATCAGAAGCTGTCGCAGTATAAGCAGTAAAGTTACCTGTGTCAGTTAAGCCTGAAACGTTTGGAGGTGTGCCGTTGCCGTTAAGCAATTGAGCATCAATACGTTGAGCCAAGCCGTCACGGGCGCGAGTGTCGATATAAGCAACGATAGCAGGAGCGTCAGCCAAAAGTTGGTTTGAAACTTTAATCCAATGAGCCACGGTAGTGATTGGCACATTGTATTGTTCAAACGTTGCTGATGACTCAGGCTTAGCGGCGGCTTGTGCGACTTCAGCGGCGGCGTTAGTGAATGATGCTTCACGCAAGCTGTTCACAAGATTAGATGTGACAGGGATTTGCGTAAACAATTCACGAATCGTCAATGGCAAGAAGTTCCCTGGGATAACCCCTGGGCGTTGCGTTGGGAAAGTAGTTGTGCTGTCAGATGTCACAGTCGCCTTGATGTCCAAACGGGCACGTTGGGTTTGACCTGTGATTAATGCCGCAAAAGCATCTGATTTAACAAACTCAGCGCCTGCTGATAAAGAAGCGGCAGGAACGCTATTGCGACTTTCCATCTTCTGAGCAACTTCAGTAATGCTACGATTGAAGTCTTCTGCTAGAGATTTAACCTCTGCACGGATTTCTTCTTGAGCCTTACCGTTAAGGGCAACTTGACCTTCGTACTTTTCCACAGCAGCGTTTAACTGTGCGCCTAACTTGGTTTCTACTGATTTGATGCCGTCTTCGACAGCTTTGATAATAAGATCGCTCATGATTAACTCCTAAGTTGAGCAAGATAAAAAGCTAATTTAATAGCCTCGTCAGATACTACACTTTCTTTTACTGCTAACGTTTTCCCTTGCTCACCAAGAGATAGCCGTTTAATGCCCTCAACTACCCAAAGAGCATCGCCTTTTGACAACCCACCTGACTCTCTCAAGAGGTCTTCAAATTCTTTATAAGTCTGAAACTCATCTACATCAGACTTAATACGATTAACTTGCGCATTTAAATCTGCGGGTGATTCCACAACAGATACCTCCACTAAGTCAATCTCATATAAATCATAACCGCCCTTGTCGTTTTCTACAAACTTTCTCGGTTTGTAGCCAATTGACATACCACTAATTGCTCCGTGAACAAGGGAAGCGTAAACGTCTTGCGCTTTGGAGTGCCCAGGGGTTAACTCGCCCTCAACATAAAGACCTTTTTCATCTTCTTCCATGCGAGTCCATTTGCCAATAATCTCGCCGTAATGATTCCAGCGCATTTGAATGGGACGCTCGCGCTCGGCAATCGTTTTCTCATAAGCGCCTGCAAAGATTGTGTCGCCATAGCTATCAACGCCACCAAAGACTGAAGCGTAGCCTGAGAAGACACCCTGCTTGCCTTCGTAAAACTTGACGCTTGTTGCATCAAGGTTGAGTAGTTTGTGTTTCATTTTGCCTTGCTCCTAATTCATTTAGCGGAGACATATTCACTTGGGACAATAAGTTGTCACCACCAAGCATTGTTGACCATCCTTCAATCTTGCGAACTTCATTTGGAGTCAAAATGCTTCCAGCAATTGCCGTCCTATAGCCTTCTAACCTTGATTTTAAATCAGAACGTAGCAAACCCTCAAAATCAAACTCAACTTCATACTTTAACGATTCTTCGTCAGTAAAAAGATTAGCTTGAATGCTTGATTCAATGCGTTCTAAATATGGTCTAAGGTTTAATTTGTAAAAGCCACTAACTAGTTGTTCAATACCTGAACCCCAAGCAGTTGACCCACTTGTATCATTAACCAAGATAGAAGGAACGCCGAACCATCGGCATATTTCTTCTAGTTGAAACTTGCGAGAAGCAAGTAGTTCAATATCTTGAGGTGACATAGAAATTGGGTCAAACTTCATGCCCATTTCAAGAACCATTAAGCGATCATCGGTGCTACTAGTTAAAGCGGTAAAGTTCTTTCTAATTTGATCGCGCTGTTCTGGGGTCAGTAATTTATCTAAAACCAAAGCGCCTGAACGTTTGCCACCGTTAGTATATATTTTAGTAACGGCGCTTTCCGCGGCTTGTGCCACGCCTATCATATTTCTACCGAAAGCTAGTGGTGATTTACCAACAATGCCGTTACCGTATAGCTTTAGATGCCATACTGACTTTTCGGACAAAAACTCAGTCTGATTGTCGCTAGTGTATTCGTAGATGACAGCGCCATCATCAGCAAGTCTAACCTCAACTTGTGCTGACATCATAGGAAGTAGTGAAGTTACTCGCCCGTTAATCCTTTGAACCTTCGCATAAGCATTGCCATGCAAAGTAAGATTAAGCATCATCGTTTCAAAAAACTCTTGTCGAGTCTGATACCGATTAGGCTTTTTATTCATTAATTGTTGAAAATAGAACGTATCGGCTAATTTGCGACCATTTTGTTGCTTTTCGTACACATTAAAGGGTAAGCTAGATACCGTTTCCGACAAAAGCCTAACACAAGCCCAAACAGCGGAAACCTGCATTGCCGTGTCTTCAGTAACGGCAACAGCAGAATCAGTTGAATAAGCGGGTTGTGGGTACTGAGTGCCAATATTGCGCTCAGTAGTTGTGCCACCTACTAGCTTAGACCACATACCAGACCAAAACGTTGCCATTATTTATGCCCCTGCCATTAATAAGTAGATGAAATCGGGTCGCTTAAAAAGCCATCCCAATCACCTTCAATTTCTTCAACAAGGTTAGCGGCGTGAAAAGCCATAGCCAAAGCTACCAATCCATCAATCCTTCCCGTTGCTTTTGATTTATCCAATTTCCTATTTCCTGTAGGGTCTTTGATAACAATCGCATTAGCCGCACACATTGTCAAAACAGGGTGCATATTATGGCGCATCCTGCCATTTAATAATTCGGACTCTAGTGTGTCAATAGCAGGCGACATATCTCTGTAGCCTTGACCACACTCTACTAATGGCAATTCTACCCCAAACTTAGTGAATTCCTTACGTAAAATATCTATTCGCCATCTATCGTATGCTATTTTAACGATATTCCTACCTTCTATTATACTTAATATCTGTTCCGCAACGTGTTCGTAATCTACGGTAGAGCCACTAGTAACATTTAAATACCCATCATTGACCCAAATATCGTAAGGTGTCCGATCTCGCTTCGCTCTATCTTGAATACCGTTCCTTGGCGTCCAAAAGTGAGACTCAACATTCCATTTACCGTTTGTTCTATAAACCATAATGAATGCGGTTAAGTCAGCGCGAGAAGATAAGTCAAGACCACAATAAACTAAATTATCTTCAACAGGCTCAATTGCCTCGCCACATGATTTCCATACAGACCCGCTAATGAATGGGCTGAACACTTCAACCATTTGATTAGCAATTAAGTTCCTAAAACTCGCCTCACGGCTTGGCATCCGCTTGGCTTCCTCCATTTGGCGGAAAACTTCCTCGTGATTCATTAAATGCCAGTTGGGTTGTGCCTTTTGTAACTCAACCTTGTCAAATGGGTCTTTATCATTAGGAACAGCGTATAAAACGCACTTTACCCTTGGGTCATGAGAACTCTTGGCATCTTCAAGCAATATTGACAATAAATCGTCAGGTTTAGCCGCTTGCGTTGAAATAACGATGGAAAGTGGTCTTTCTTGCGCCGCAGACGCTGTTTCAAGCGCTTCGTAGAGGTCAAACCTCGACCCACGCACTTGACCTAGTTCATCATGAACCACTAACGCAGGAGATAACCCCATCGCAGTAGACGCATCAGCCGACAACGCCTTGTACACCGTACCCAAAGATGGGCAAACAATTTGCTTAGCGCTATCTTTGACCGTCACGTACTCAGAGATTGATGCAGACATCCTTACCATCTTCGCAGCGAGGCTGTGCAAAATAGATGCTTGGTCACGAGACTGAGCCGCGGAGTACAGCTGACCACTCTGCACCGCTTCAGGCCCGACCAAATGCAACAACAAAATCATTGCCGACCAAGACGTTTTACCGTTTTTGCGCGGTAAAGAGCATAAAAACGTCCTAGTCGGTGAACCATAGATCATTTCCATCCAATCGCATTGGGCGGGAGATAATTTCACAGGTTGACCAACTAATTTGCCTTCAGGTACTCTTAAATGCGTTTCTATCCATTCTATGTTGCGTTTGGCTCTAGCTGATAGCTTTGCCCTACTTTGCATCATATTTCCCAAGGTTTCTTAGATTTTGATTGGTTAATCATGCTTCTAGCTACGGTTTGCTGATCAATTGCTTGTCGAGTGATACGTAAGCGAGTCGCCAAAGATGAGGAAGCCCGACCTTCTCGCTCGTGCATGGCAAGTAATTTGTCGTAACGCTTCAACCCTTCATCGTCAGCAAGCCAACCTCTGTCGAAATTAGAAATCTCGTCAGACAATATTCTGCCCAATACTACGTGCCGACAGTAGTTTTCTAACAATGGAGCATGAACTTGCGTGAATGCACTAGCGGGTTGGTCGTTCACAACCTCTAACCAAACGTGCCTTTCCGCATCAGACAAGTGCATGAGTGGCATTAACCGTGTTTCTTGGTTAATTTCTAAAGGAGCAATGGTTGCAAGTTCAGCGGATGACTTTTTTCCTGTTTTCATGATGTTAGTATACCCAATTTTGGTTATAGAAAGAACAGTA